GTCTGGTGGCCTACAACGCTACAACATGACAGCGTAATAAAAGCAACACATTAAGAATCCCTAGGGTTTAGTAGCCCTAGCCCTAGGGAGCTATTAGCAAAGGAGTAGAGATGGCCGCAGCATACGTAACCGTAGCTCAACTAAGAACTAATCTTGGTATTGGGTCTCTCTACTCTGATGCCGATTTAGAATCTATTTGTCAAACATCTGAGGATCTTCTTAACTCATACCTTTGGTTTAATAACGCACCAGTAGTTGGTGCAAGCATAAGCAATAACGTTGCCAGCGTTTTACTTGCTAATCCTGGCATATTTGTTGTTGGACAAAGCATAACAATTACAGCTTCTGGATCTCCTTATAATGGCACTTATACTCTTACAGGTTCATATCCTGGCAGCACAACACCTGCATCAATAGGCACAGCATTTTGGAGCACATACGCATTTAGTAACTATCCAACCGGCTATTCAGTCATTCAGTTTGCTAAAGTAAATGCAGACGATCCATTCCATCGCATTTTGCCATACGGTCTAGCAACTGGACCTGGCTATAAAACATTAAATTATTCTGCTACACCAGCTGTAAATCAGGCTGCCATGATTATTGCGGTCGATATATTTCAGGCACGTCAGATTTCACAGAACGGGGGCAACGGTATGGATGGCATGAGCCCTAACCGTTATGCCATGGGCTACCAGCTTATAAATAGAGTGAGAGGTCTCATCGCGCCTTACTCTAGTCCTAACACCATGGTCGGCTAATGCCAGCAGCAATTACTACACTCAGATCAACACTTGCAACTGATCTAACTAACACTGGTGTATGGAGTACATTTAGTTACCCACCAGCAACTTTAATTCCTAACAGCGTGGTTGTAACTGTTAGCGACCCTTACCTTGTACCATCAAACAATGATTACACCACTATTGCACCGCTTGCCAATTTTAAGATAATGATTTGCGTACCTGCCCTAGATAACCAGGGTAACCTTGCCGGCATAGAAAACTTTATTGTAGCTGTGGTAAACAAACTAAACGCATCATCTTTGGTGCTAAACATATCAAGTGTCTCCGCTCCAGCTATCGCTAGTGTGGCAAGTGGAGATTTATTAACGTCAGAAATCACTGTATCAATTCTAACGAGCTGGAGTTAAAATGAGTCTAACACCTGAAGATTTAGCCTTCTTGAAGAAGATAGGCCAGATCGAAGAAGCACCAAAACCTGCAACTACTAAAGAGAAAGACAAGGAGTAACAATGGCAATTTTCTTAAATAACACCGTAGCCGTTACATTTAACAGCGTTGATCTTTCAGCGTATGTTACATCTGTAACTATCAATCAATCATTTGATGAATTAGAAGTAACTGCTATGGGCGACACTGCTCATAAGTTTGCTAAGGGCCTAGAGGCAAGCACTATCACTCTAGACTTCTTAAACGATAACGCATCTGCAACTGTAATTCCTACTTTGCGTGCTGCTTATGGTACAACTGTACCTTTGGTAATCAAGCAATCATCTGGTGCAGTATCAGCGACAAACCCTTCATATTCCACTACTGTATTGGTTAATAACCTACAAAACGTGAATGGTGCTGTTGGCGATATTTCATCACAAAGCATTACATTTACCTGCAACAGCGTAATTACTGTAGCAGTAGCATAAGGAGAACTAATGGCAAAGCTAAAGATAACAAGGGCTAACGGAGAAGTATCTGAACACAAAATTACTCCGGGTGTCGAGTACGCTTTTGAGTTAAAGTATGGCGCAGGAATCTCAAAGGTCCTACGTGATCACGAAAGGCAAACGGAGATCTACTTCCTTGCTCATGAGTGCTTACGTAGGGCTAATGTGGTTGTGCCAGTCTTTGGTCTAGAGTTTATTGATTCTCTAGATACCGTTGAAGTATTGGATGAAGAAAAAAAATAACACAGCGTGATTCAATTATCTACACTATTGCAAGTCTTAGCGTAGAAACAGGAATTGCGCCACAGGCTTTTATTGATATGGATTCGGAGATGCTTAGGGCAATAGTCCAAGTATTATCCGATAGAGCTAAGGAGATCAAAAATGCCAGTAAACGTAATAGGCGTTAAAGATGTCCTTAAAGGTTTAGAGTTTATTGATGAAGATATGCGCCAACGCATTAGAACTGCTATTGATCCTGCCATGCGTGGAGTAGCTCTAAAAGCTAAAAGTTTTGTACCTGGTAATGGTGGTGTGTTATCGGGCTGGGCAAAACCAGCATCAGAAGCTACAAGTTATAGACCATTCCCTAGATTTAATTCTTCAGACGTTAGATCAGGTATTGGTTACAATCCTGGTGAAAACAAGATACAAAAAAATGGATTTCAAGTAAGCAACTATGTTTATAACGTAAGTGCTGCTGGTGGCATTTATGAAACTGCTGGCCGTCTTAACCCACAAGGCAGAGCCGTATTTCAAATGACCCCATCTAAAGGTGCTAGTGGTACATATTCTAAGAGATCTCCAAGAAGTAAAGCATTTCAAGAATATAACTCTAATAATCCATTTGCCGGGCAACAGTTTGTTGTAGCACTAGAGCCAGTAACATCTCAACCAAAAATTAAAGATGTTAGAGCTGGTGGTCGCAAAACTAAAGGCCGTTTAATTTACAAGGCCTGGGCGCAAGATAGCCCTAAAGTTTATGATGCAATTTTAAGAGCCATAAACGCCACAGCTATAGATTTTAATAAAAAAACAGAGATTAAGAAGGCAGCATAATGGCCAATATAGTCGTCTCCGCTATTGCTACCTTTAATGGTAAGGCACTTAAAAAAGGCCAAAAAGAGTTATCAGCATTTGATAAACAAGCCCAGCAATTAGGTAGAACGTTTAGCCGGGTCTTTGCCGCTACTGCAATCGTGGCATTTAGCAAGAAGGCTATTAACGCATTTGCAGCTGATGAGAAGTCCGCCAAGTCTTTAGCAGTACAATTAGAAAACACTGGCAACGCATTTAGAGTAAATGAAGTAGAAGCTTATATCGCAGGCTTACAAAATCTATATGGTGTATTAGACGATCAATTACGGCCAGCTTTCCAGACTTTATTAAACGCTACCGGATCAGTAACCCTTAGCCAAAAAGCATTAGAGACTGCATTAAACGTCAGTGCTGGCACAGGTAAAGACTTAGAGAGCGTAGTCGCTGCTATTGCTAAAGGGGCATCAGGCACTACTACATCACTATCAAGATTAGGCACTGGGCTAGATAAAGCAACTATTGCTAGTGGCGATATGAATGTAATTATGGCAGCTTTAGACAAAAAGTTTGCCGGTCAAGCCCAGGCAAGATTAACTACCTATGCAGGCAAAATGGATTTATTGCGTACTAAATCTGCTGATGCAACAGAGGTTATTGGTAAAGGTTTAATTGATGCAATTCAATTATTAACTAAAGATAATTCAATAGAACAAGCAGGCGATGCGATGAATACCTTTGCATTAGCAATAGTAAACACAGCTAAAGGTATGGCTATTTTAATTAGTGAAGTAAAATCATTAGTAGATAGTGATGTAGGTAAATTCTTACTAGGATTAGTCGCATTACTAACTTTAGGCAAAAAGCAAATAATAATGGGAGCAATTGGATTAGTTGCTTATGATATTGGAAAAAACACTCCCTTAACCGATCAAGAAAACTCATCACTTGGTAAAAAACGATTAGCCGCTAGAGTATTAGAAGGCAAGATTCAAGCAGAATTAAATAAATACAAAAAATTTGAACTTGATACATTAAAACAAAAAACAGAATTAGATAAACTTAAAGACAGGTTTGACCTAGAGCGCATTAGTTTGACTGCAGCCCTTAATGCTGCTACCGATGATGAGACCAAACTACGTATCAGAGCCCAGTTAGCCATTTTAGATAACAATGAGGCTTTAGCCAAAAAATATAATTCTGAATTAGCTGCTGCAGATGCTGCAAAAAAACTAGCCGAATCAATGACACAAAGTGCTGCTGCTTTAGAGGCAGCCTTTAGAGCAACTATTGCACGTCTTGCAATATATGATCCAGTAAGAAATATAGCTGTAGGTCAAACTGGTGGATTCTCTAACGTACCTGCAGGTGGCGTTGCTACAGGTTCAAGTGGTAGTAGCACCAACGTAGGTGTTAGCGTAGATGTAAGTGGTGCAACTGGTGGCGGAGTAAGTAGTACAGATATTGAACAAACTGTCCAAGAAGCAATTTTATCTTTATACCGACAAGGACGTAATCAAGTACCTGCTGGAGCGTTATAGTGGCCGTTCCAACAATTAATGCAATAATTAACTTTAGTACTGGACCTGCAACTGCTCAGGCTATGCAGATTGATATTGGTCAAATTGGCGTTAATGTGTTTGCCGATGCTGTAGCTGTAATTGTTGATGTATCTAATCAAGTAGATTTAGTTCAAACTAGACGTGGTCGTAATGCTTTAGCCGATGAGTTCCAGACTGGTCAATTAACATTACGCATAGTAGATCAAAATGGCGATTTTAATCCACAAAATCCATCTAGTCCATATTTTGAATTGTTAACACCTATGAAGAAGGTGCAAATAACTGCAACCTACTCAGGAGTAACTTATCCAATATTTTCTGGCTTTATTACATCTTATGTTAATAGTCAGCCTAAAGATGCAACAGAAGTTGCTTATACAACTATACAAGCTGTAGATGCTCAAAGATTAACCCAGAATGCTCAGATTTCTACAGTCACAGGAGCTACTGCTGGAGATTTATCAGGCACAAGAATTAACCAAATATTAAATACTATTGTTTGGCCTAACACTCAGCGTGATGTAGATGCCGGATTAACTACTTTACAAAATGATCCAGGCACTAATAGGACTTCTTTACAAGCACTACAGACCGTAGCAAATAGTGAATACGGAGCAGTATATGTAGATGCTTTTGGCTCATTTGTATTCCAAGATCGTGCCGTGACTGTCTCATCTATTGCTAATACACCCACAGTATTTAGCGATAATGGCGCTGGTATCCGTTATGCAAATGCCGTATGGAAATTAGACGATACTCTTGTATTTAATAAATCTACAGTAACTAGATCAGGTGGTACTGCTCAAGTAGCCAGTAATCAGGCTTCAATTGACAAATATTTCCTACACTCATATTTCCTAGATGGCCTACTAATGCAGACTGATGCTGTAGCTTTGGATTACGCCAGGGCTTATACCGCTTCCAGAGCTGAGACTTCTATCCGATGTGATTACATAGAACTTGATCTTTATACTCCTAGTTATACAGCTGGCACTATTGCAGCCTTATCCCTTGACTTCTTTGATCCAATCACAGTAATCACCACTCAACCAGGCGGATCTACGCTGGAAAAGACCCTACAGATTTTCGGAGTATCTTTCAACATTACCCCGAATAGTTGGAAAACAACCTTTACAACGCTAGAACCTGTCATAGATGGGTTTATAATAGGCAACGTAGATTACGGTGTTATAGGCGAAAATGTACTATCTTATTAAGGAGATATAAATGCCAACCTTTCCAGTAGTTACCGGTGATGTTCTTACCAGTACAATTTTTAATGGCTTGCCAGCCTTTACAGTACAGACCGCTAAGACAGCAGATTACACAGCTGCATCTGGTGATGAGTACCAACAACTTGTACAAATGAATAAAGCAACAGCAATAGCATTTAAGATACCTACAGATGCCACGTATAACTTTCCAGTAGGAACAGTTATTACAGTATTAAATATTGGTGCAGGTACTTGCACAATTAGCGCAGTAACTTCTGGTACTACAACCGTATTAAGCGCTGGCACAGTAGCTGCATCACCAACACTTGCGCAATATAGATCAGCTGCATGTGTCAAAACTGCTGCAAATGTTTGGTATATTTTTGGGGCTATTGCATAATGATAGGTAATATGATTACAAGTATAAACCCAATATATGTAAATCCTCCTGTTGTAACTGGCGGCACACTTTATACAAGTGGTGGATTTAATTATAGAGTATTTACTTCTAATGGCACGTTAGGAATTAGTAATGGAACAGTAATTGCAGATGTACTTTGTATTGCTGGTGGCGGCGCAGGATCATCAAACCTTGGTGGTGGAGGAGGAGCGGGTGGTTTATTATATTCATCATCTCAAGCATTTCTTGTAAATACATATACAATTACTGTCGGTGCAGGTGGTACTGGTGGTACTGTTGCAAGTCCTTATGTTGGTACTAATGGTGGTAATTCATCCATTTCTGGTTCTGGGTTTACAACTTTAACAGCAACTGGTGGCGGCGCAGGTGGTGCTGGCGTTGGGATTGCTTCAAGTAATGGTGGTAGCAGTGGAGGTAACAGAGGTTCAGATGCAGTTGGAACTGCCGTAAGCGGTCAAGGAAATGTTGGCGCAAATAGCAGTTATGGAAATAACGGCGGTGGCGGGGGCGGCGCAGGTACAGCAGGTTTTGCAGGAGATAATTCAAAAGGTGGTAATGGTGGAGATGGTAAAAACACTTATTCATCTTGGGCAAGTGCAACTTCAACTGGTGTAAGTGGTTATTACGCAGGTGGCGGGGGCGGTGCAGCATATGGCGCAGCTGGAAAAACTAAAGGTTTGGCAGGATTAGGTGGCGCAACTGATGGTGCAGATACTAGCGGTGTAGCAACTACATCAGCGGTTGCTAACACAGGTAGTGGTAGTGGTGCTGCGTGGGATGCTGTTACCGGCAACGGCGGTTCAGGTATAGTAATTGTGAGGTATGCAGTATGAGCCATTGGGCAGAAATTGATAAAGATAATAAAGTTATTCGTGTGCTTGTTGGCGACAATAATGATCCAGCAGGTGATGAAGGTTATCAATGGTTAATAGATAATCTTGGAGGTAATTGGATTAAAACTTCATATAACGGCAATATCAGATTTAACTACGCTGGTATTGGCTACTCCTATAATGAAGATTTAGACGCTTTTATACCGCCTAAGTGTCATACAGAAGCGGTACTTAATAATAAATGCCTATGGGATTGCACGAATGCAGAACATGACACCCTGGCTATCTAAAGCAGCTGATACTTTAAGAGATGCCGTTACTACCTGGTATCCAGATCGCCGCACTTCCAGTGATGGGTGGCTTGGCGATGCTCGTCATGCTGCCAGAAAATCAGATCATAATCCAGACAGCACCGGATGCGTGCGAGCCATTGATATTGATTCTCGCTTGGATTCATCCGAAGGGCTCTCAGTATATTTGGCTGACCAAATCAGGATCTGTGCGAAGACCGATAAGCGTATATCGTACGTAATCCATAACGGAATGATTGCAAGCAAGATCCTTAATTTTAAGTGGCGTAAGTATTCAGGATTTAACAAACACACAAAGCACATACATATCAGCTTTACAAAGTTAGGCGATCAAGATGGCAAGGCGTTCAATATACCACTACTAGGAGGCAAGATATGAACATGAAGAATCCATACGTATTAACAGCTGGTGCATTCCTATCAGCATGGGCAGCATCAAACTTTGCAGCTGATTATCGTGCTGTTCTATGGGCAGTATTAGCCGGAGTATTTGGCTATGCAACTCCGAAGAAGTGACACCATCGGACTGGGCCTCATTTGGGGCTGGCGTTATCGCCGTGCTATCAGGCGGTCTATTAAGTTTACGTTTTCTAGTTAAAGGCTGGTTGAACGAATTACGACCTAACGGTGGCTCTAGCATGAAGGATCAATTAACACGATTAGAAAAGCGTGTCGATGATCTCTTTATCTTAATTAGTAAGTCATAATTTTAAGATGGCTAATACACGTAAGCGCAAGAAAGTTAATCGCAGAGTGGTGCGTAAGTCACCCGACCCATTATCTAAACTTGATGTCTTTATGATTACCAAACATGAGATCTACAAAGCTGCAAAGAAGGCTGGATTCAGTAACGAGATTGCATGGTTCTTTATGCAAGAGCCTAATTCTCTACCTGATTGGGTTG